GGTTGGTCTAGACGAAGGGTGCCGGAGATCGGCACGTTTAAAGTATAGACACGGGAAATGAAAGTGGTGGTGAGCTGAGTCGCAGCGGCGCCAAGAGTGCAGTTGGTGGCGACCGCAGAACCGAGGGCGGAAAGTCCAGTGCCAGTGACACGGACGGAAAGCAGGTACTTCCCTTTCGGGATAGTGAGGGTTGCGGTTGGTTCGTCCCATTGGAGATAGTTGGTCCCTGGACCAGCGAAGGAGGAGCCGTTCCAAGGAGAAGTAAGCGTACCCGTGGACGAGTAGAGGTCGATGGAAGCATCAATCACGAGTGGTTTGGCAACGGGACCATAGAAGCGGATGTTGTAGCGAAGACGGAGGACGACATCAACGGACTCAGTGCCGGGTGATCCGTTAGAGACGAGAAGGAAGAGACCGTTGTTGGCGTCGTTAGCATCGGGGTCGACGATGGGCTTGTCTTTATTGTAGCTGTGGCGCCAGGAAGCGACAACAACGGCTTTGCGATTAGAATCGAGCTGCAGACGCTGGGTATCGGTCGGACGACCACCAGCTTCAACAGTGTTGAGGAGGGCTTCGGGTTGCACGGGTACTTGGGATGGGTCGCCGTTGGGAAGATGACGGAGAATGACGTAATTCTTAGAGAACGCATTTCCGGTGGTTTCGGCTTCGAGGGACATGGTACCGTGCCACGTGTCAAATTGGCGGGCGACGGATTGCAAGCGGGGTGGCGTGAGAGGGTTAACCGGGATAAGCGCGAGGAGGGCGCCGGGAGCGGAAGAAGGCGGTACGGTGACAGTGAGCAGGCGCTCGGTGTCCTGAAAATGCACTTCGGACATGTTGGGGCGAGACATGTTGCGTTTGTTACGAGGGGGAGCGGGTTTGCGTGATTTGTTAGGCTTGGGTGCGAGTTTCATGTTCTTCAGGGTCTTGACGACCTTGCGAACAGTGGCCTGGTTGCGGGGGCGTGCGGAGTTCATGATTATAATTTACCCTATAATCAAGTCTCCCACGGCGGCTGTGATCTTCGCGGCAGCGTAGCGGACGGGGGCGGTTTGCCGGGCAACCTGGGTGCGCATGGAAGGAGGGGCGCGAATTTGAGCAGTGTCCACGATGACTTGGCGTTGTTCACGTTTGATAAGGGAACTAAAAGGGATCTCACCTCGAGAAAAGCGGTGGAGAGCGGACAAGAGGATGTCCATCTCGGGTTCGGGTCGGTTATAATGAAGAGCGTTTACTCGAAGCATGTTGATTCCAGCAGTCAAAGGGTTATGCGCAAGCGTAACTCCAACAGCGTCACGGTAGTCCTTGAAGTCCTTCGGGGAGGTGTACACGCGCGAAAAGACTTTGCTGGCGAGACGAGGAAGATCATACGAAGCGCCTTCGCTGTTCACGATGAAAGAAACAAATTCGCCGCTATCAGAGACATCCGGTTTGAACTGGTAATTGCAGTTCTTGGTGTACCATGATGCGCGCTCGCGATCGAATTTGATGTTCGAACCGAAAGCAACAGAGTCATCGCCCTTGATGAGTAGGACACGGAAATCGGATAGCACATCAAGAATGACAGAGAGGTTAAAGAGGCAGTTGTCGACGAGGGTGTGAGGGGCGCCAGAATCCTTCTTGTCGTACGCAATGATGGAGATGAAGACATCGACGACGCTACGCTCGGATAGCTGTTTGCAGAAGTTGACGACTTCTTCTTCGCGGCAACCTAAACGCAGTAAGCAAAGAGAGAGCAGCATGCGACCGACGACATTCTGACTCGAGTCAAACTCGGACCAGTCGTTGGAAAATGATTGGTCGGTCGGTTCATGCAGCTGTTCCAGAAGAGAAAGGACTTGGAGGTCAGTCATGCCGGTCGCTAGGATGACGCGGCCGCGGCTCTGGCGGGTGAGGACGTGTTCCAACAGACGGCAGTGGATCATCATCTCGAAGTTCAAGTTCTTACTCCACGCGGAGATACCTTGACCTGCTTTATCTCGCAACAGGGGGTCTTGTTCCACGCTTGGTTTCTGTTGCGCCTTCAAGAAATTCTTAACAATGTTCACGTTCTGGTCGGTCCATGTGGAGATGTGTTTCAGTTCCGAAAGGTCATGCCCGCGTTCGGTGAACTTGCGGCAAGCATCCACGAAAACGGCGTCTTTGATCTCTTGGTCTACGTCGAAGTCAAATTCCTTGAGTACCTTCTCGAAGAGCTTGTTAGCGAGAACCTGAGCTGAAGCGGATTTGGGGTTCTTAGTCATTTTTCCGAGACGGGCGAGAACAGATTTGCATGACATCATCTGGTTCGTTGGGCGGGTGATCTTAACACGTTGCGCAGTCGGCCAAACGTATTCGGCGTGGCTCTTGATCTCGACCTGATCATCTCGGGACAGTTCGTTGGGTCGGAGGCTACCTTTAGCGCCGGGTGCGGAAGGGAGTTCGGTGGTGATGACAGAGTAATAGTCGGGCCTGGGTTCAATCGGAGCGATGTTCTCCAGAACTTTGTCGACATCAGCGTAAGAAGCGGCGCAGGTGGCGTACGGACGAGAGTCAGGGCAGAGCTCGAGGGAATCGCAGATGGGCTCACGTTTATCCTTTGCAAGTGCGTTGACGTTGACTGATGACTTGTCAGCGGGGATAGCGACGCGGAGATCGTCGTTGATTGCGCGCATGATGTCCGAACCGGTGGCATCGCAGATATAGAGTTGCTCAGTATGGCGACTCATACCAACAACGAGATGTTTTTCGTTCTGCAGTAACGCTTTTTCACCTAGGGTCCCGCCGTAGTGTAGGATAACGGTCGGGTAGGTCTTACCTTGTGCCTC